TGGGATAATATCAATAATGTCTCCTATTCCAATAGGAGGGTTATTATGGGTGATTACTTCTTCACTCCAAGTATGATTATTTAATTCATGCACATATCCTATCTGACTCCCAGCCATATTGTCATAGTCCACATAAAGATATAATTTAGAAGACGTAATTCCTTGATATTCAGGAATTTGACTAATATTGAATTTAATATAGGAATTATAAAAACCATTAGTCACTCCTGCCAATTCCCCAATCGAAAAAGAATCAATATCCCCATAATTATTATTCGCGGTTGTTCCTGCAGCTGTTTGGCTATCATCTAAATTCTCTGTATTATCATCTTGTAATTGAATCGTTGTAGAATTCCCTCCAAACTTAAACATTTTTCCCATCGGATTTCCTTTATATTCATATTTATAATTATCCCCTTTTGTGATTATTCCAGTTTTACTTCTTTCCCATTTATACTGAAATTTTAATTGGTTTTTTTCTGTAATTTCTCCTGTTATTTCATTAATCTCATTCCATTTCTCATCTAATTTAAAATCACAATTTGCTTGTAAATCGGTTTTAGAAACTTGACAAAAATCTGGATAATCTTCTGGATTACCTATAAATTTCAAAGTCATATTTAAAAAAGTCAGATTAAAATCATTAACTATTATTTCAAATGATGGGTCATTCTCTAAATAAACAATATTAAATCCCTTATCTTTTAAACTTCTTGCTTCTTCAACTCTTTTCCAAATATTATCCTCATAAACATTCCTAATCCCAGAATATAAAATTAAATTACATTTTCCTTCATGACAATTCTTATCCCATCCAGGACCTCTATTTTCTCCATGCCAAATAGGATCTACTGGTCCAAAACCCCATTTAATGTCTTCTGTTGGATTTTCTTTGTACGCGACTATCTTAATTTGATAATCTTTTCCTTCTCTAAATACAAAAGAGTATTTAACTCCTTTATTATCTGGAGCCCCACACCATGTTCCAGGACAAGTTTCATTAAGCTTGATCTCTCTCCATCCTGCCCCCCAACTTCTGTAAATATGCCATTCCTTTAATCCCTTGTCAGTTGAGAAAGGGGTTTCTCTTCCGTAAGGATCATAATCTATTGGGTAAATAAAAATATCCTCTTTGGCAGTAAAATTAATAAAAGCTAAACAAGGATCTTCTAATGTCCCTGCACAAGTCATATCTCCAGAATGTCCGGCCACCTCTATAATCCCAAGAAAAGAAAGATATATAAATAAAATTGTAAAGCTAGCTATACCTGTTGGAATCCCAACATCCTTTGCCCATTTTTTTACAGTTTCCCAGTAAATTCTTTTTGCCATTTTTCCATTTTACGTTGCCCCGCAATCTTTTCCTCCGCTAGGCCAATACATGCAGGAATTTGTTGCGTTTGTGTACCATGTGCATGCTGAATTAAGGCAGGTAATATTTACTGTGTCGATTTTAAAATGAGTTGAAACATTAATTATTGAAAATGTATTGTTAGATAATAGTCTGTAATTTGCTAAACTTGAATTATAAGCTAGTGTTCCGTTGTAAGCTTTTGGATCTGTTTCTGTGATTGAAGGGGCCACACATTGTCCAAATATCCCTGATGAATTTGTTGTCACATTCATAAGCACATTTGTTCCAGTACAATTATAACTCCCTGATCTGACTATTGTAGTGTTTCCGATAGTAGTTGCATTAAGGAAGTTTGGTCCATTGGTGAAATTTAATAAATTTGTGTATCCTCTATTCCCCAGATTATCAGTGAAATTAGACAAGTGTGTTGGTTTTCCTGTTAAACTTGCCCATGTCCCGTCAAAAGCATCAACTATCTTTAAAAAAATTGTTTCTAACCAGGATTGTGTGCTTGTAGCATTCAAACTGAATGTTGTCCCAGTTAGACTTAAATTTGATCCTGCTGTATAAGTTGTGTCATCATCTGTCTCACATGCAAGATTATTTCCTGAAACATATAAATGACTTCCTGCTGCACAAACAGTATTAAAATCTATTTTTAATTCAGTAATTTCATCAGTATCGATAACAGTATCTAAATCTGTGCTTGTATTCCAATATTCATTTTTATCTGCACTCCAATTTCCTACAAATCCTACAAGATTTGCTATAGCCACATAATCTGTAAAACTAACCCCTGCATTAACAATTGAAGTAATATGCCCAAATCCATCAAGGATAATATCCTGAATAAAAGTGTTTCCTGAATTATCATCACTCGCTTGTGAGCTTGTATCTGAATGATTAAATTCTGTTCCTACTAAACTAATTCCAGATCCATTTGTGTAAGTTGTATCTGAATCTCTTGTGTCTATTGTATCATTTAATTCTGATTCATTTGCATATAAACTGCAAGTCCCAGTTGTACATCCTCCAGTTAGATATTTTCCAGGAGTCAAAACTCCTTCAATATCCCCAGCTCCTGGTTCTCCAACTTGATCTTCCGCGCAAAGGACTGTCCCATTATTCTGGACCCCTATTACTAAATACCCAGCACCGCAGTCAACATTAGTTAAATTATTAATAAAACTCGTATGGTTTGAGATCCCTGTTAATAAACTTCCATCTCCTAAGAAATAATCCGCCGTGATATTATAACCAGTATTATTCAAATTCTCATTTGTATGGAAACTCTGGGGGTCTACTTCATTTCCAATCCTAGGAGTATATCCGCTGGAGACATACATTGCATCGATATATAACTTATGCTGGGTACTTGCACTTCCTATATCAATTATTCTCATCATAATTTTATTATCTACTAAATGGTCTGAACTATCTCTGATTTCCTTACAAAGCCAGTTAAAAATTGTATCCCCATAAAGTGTCATATATCCTTCCCAATCTCCAGATTCAATACTCCACAAACTTACTGCATAGTTATCTCCTGTTGCTTTATATCTGATGCAAATTCTATTTACATCAGTTGAAATATTATCAGAAGTATTTGCATAATATTCTAATCCATTAATAACTTCTTCTGTAAGGTTATAAGAAATTGAATCATAATCATCAAATTGTTGTGTATTTGTTAAACTCCCATCAGCAGTTCCATAGATTAAACTTTCTTCTGTAAAAAACCAATGTTCTCCCAGAAGAATTGAATCTAATGTTTCATTTAATTTTGTGTCATTAAATTCAAGAGTTCCTGTGTTATTAACAAACCATCCAGAAAGCCAACCTGTTAATCCTGCCCACCAAGTTGTAGAGTTTGTGGAAAGTTGAGATCCATTGCCATAAAATATTGTAGCATTAACATACCCTATTGTTGTAATGTTCCCAGAACCATTAATATTCTTATTTATATTGAATCCTGGAGACCTGATTGTATCTGATGCTGTTATATTCCCAGTTATATTTGTATTTCCTATCTTTGTAAGTGTTCCTGTAAGAGTAACTGCCCCGCTTGTTGTAATGGGATAAGCTGTTCCGGCGGCCCTTAACCCAAGATTAGACAAAACTGTCCCCAAGTCTGTTGTAGCCACTACTTGAATAATTGGTGCTGCATTAAAAAATCCTAACTTTTGAGATGTTGCTGTTCCTATCTTTGTTCCTGTTCCTGTTGATAAAATAATATTATTCCCATTATTTAATGTTATATTCCCAGTTCCATTCATATTTTGATTTATTGTCCATCCAGATGTTATAACTGAACTTGTAGTTGTTAAATTTTGTGCTCCTAAATTAACATTAGAAGAAGCTCCTGTATATGGAACATATCCAGATAAATTACTATCAATTTCTGTTTTATTATATGTTTCTGTTTTATTATAAACTTCTGTATTATCATAAAATCCAAGTGCCTTAATAAAAATCTGTGTAATTCTATTGTCCATCAATAAATTAATAAAACTATCAAAGATTCCTAATTTTCCATCTCCTTGATGAGTTAATTCACTTACATTAATTAGTGATTGATTATAATATCCAGGATCATTAGAAAAATTACTTAAACTTATATATCCACGATTGCCCAAGTTATCGGTAAAATTTGATAAATGAGTATAACCCCTATTTCCAAGATCATCAATCAATTCTGAAAGATTTGTATAAGCTACTCCCCCTAGTGCAGCAATAGTGGCATTTAGTTTTGTTTCATTAAGAATTATATAATTAGAGTTATTCACTAAAATATAAACTCCATCTCCATAATAAGTCGCTCCTTCTGCTGTTTCTAAAAAATCAGAAATAGTATAACATGCTGTAGAATTACAATAATACTGTGCAGTTATGTTTGTCGCGTTCTTAATCTGATAAACCCCTCTAAGATTAATATCTCCTTGAGGAATAAAATCAGTAGCTAAGACAAAAGTTATACAAAATAAAATTCCTACTATTCCTAAAAAAAACATAAATTTTTTATCCATATTTTATTTTTAATTTTTTTTCCACATCATCTCTAAATGGAAGATTCCCCCCTTTTTGAATTTGCTCAATTAATTTTTCTTTAGTCCCCCACGTTACAATATCTTGTGCAGTTTGAATTCCAATTCCTTTAATTTTTTTCAACTCTTTAAAAAATAAGTCCTCTTGAGTATAATTAGATTCCGAAACTTTTATTTTTTCGAGTACCTCTATTTTTTTTACATGAGGAATATCATACATCTGAAGCCAAATCTCAGCCTTCTCGGTAGGGACTTCTTCTCCAACCTGATAGCCTCCAATTTCTTTTATTGCTTTGTACATTTTTTCTTTTTGTCTATTTAATTTTGTGTTCAAGGGGTTGTTAAAAAAATCAACCCACAAAAACAAATTATGATTATTGATAAAAAGAATAACTAATTATTCTTCAAACCAAATTTCACCTGTAGTTGTCCCAACAGTTGAACTTGTAAAAGTCAACTTTGTTCCAGAACTTGTATAAGTAACACCAGTAGTTTCTTCAACTACACCGTTGCTACTTGAATCTATAGTACATGCTTTCCAATAAAGTGGAGTTCCACTTTGGAAATATGTAGCTGTTACAAGCCAATCACTAGCAGTAACCTTTGTAAACTTAAAGGTGTACTTCACTAATCTCATTGGTGTACCTGTCATTCCAGTACTGGGAACATATGTCTTTTGAACAATAGTTGGTGTTATTGCAGCAGCAGTCATTTTGTATTCCCGGAGTTTTGATTATTGTTTTTCATTTTTTTCTCCTTTATTTAGTATTGCTTCTTTTACCTCTCGCATTTGAAAGAGTGATTAATAGCCCCTAAAAAATAATGAGGCTATAATCAAATTAGCTTAACTACGATGTAGCACAGCCATAAATTTGAACCATACGTCTCGGAGCTCTATTATAGACAGCAAGATAAGTCTTGATGAAAGCATCTTCGCTATCAGCAGTCTTACCAAGTTTCTCTATTGTAGGCGGAATCCATATAGCAACTCTATGTGTCTCTAAATCAACAAGCCACCAATCGTCAGTGTTACAATCCTTGTCTTCAAAAACAGGGATTCCATCAACGAAAAGATCGGTACTAAAGCCAAAGTCAGTATCCTTTGCAGTCAACATCCTTCTGCTATCATCAAATTTTCCTCTCATCATATCCCCTTGGGTATGATGTGTGATAAACACAAGGTTTCTTTTGTTAGCACCTTCCACAACCGCATTTCTAATCGCAGCTCTCAAATTAGTCATCGAAATAACTGTTGATGCTTGATTAATATAAGTATTTCCTGCAGCTGCAGGAGATAATAAATTAGTTGTACTTCTTGTTAAGTTATAAAGACTTGTATTACTTGCACTATCAGTTATGTATTCAAATCCAATTATAGCTGAAGCAGTTTCTAATCCAACCTCTGCGAACAGAGCTGCATTAAGAACAGACAACATATCAATTGTAGAATCCATTACTTCTTGCGCGAACACATCACTAACAGGACCTCCACGAGCAGCAGCAATCATGTCTCCATCAACTGAAACACCAACTTGTAGTTTTTTAAACTTAGTCTGATATTTTAGTCTTGTAACATTATCTGTAGCCACAGCATTTCCAGTATAGAAAGCCGCACTTGCATTAGCTGCAGTTTTAAGGGTAAACTGAACTTGGTTATTTCCTTTTTTGCTATAATCATCTTTAGCTAAAAGATTCCATGTTACAGTTGATTGGTTTAAGGCGTTGTAGATTACAGGATCATAAACATCTTGTAGTTCCGCAGAACTTTGAAGATAATCAGTATCTGTATTCTGGTTTGTTGTAACTCCTAATCCTTTGAACTCTAAGTTTGTACCATTCACACCAAAGCTTTTATACTCTCTACTTTCACAAGCAGATGTACTTGCTTTTTGCCAATCTAATTTTACTAGATCACAAACAGCAGCAGCTCTTCTGAATTGTTCTTTCAACTCAAGTTTTCCAGGGTTTGCAATTACTTCCCTAAATTCCTTAATCTCTAGAGAAACTTCAGCATTCTTATTAGATGGTGTATTGTCTTTCAATACTTTTTCTTTCATTTCCATCTTGCTAAGAACACCTTCCGCAATTTTTCCAGCTGTTCTATCTAAAAGCTCTTTTTCTTCAAGCTCTTTTTTTCCAGCTTTCCACTCACGAAATTCTTTTTGCTCACTCTCATCTTCTTCAGAAATACCTTCAGGTTTATTTGAAGGTTTATCAGAACCACCTTTCTTAGGTTGGCCTTGTTCTTCTTCAGAAGAAGGTTTGGCAACAGATTGTGAAGTTTCGTCCTCTTTAACTTCTTTTTTATCCATTTTTTTAACCTCCTTTAATTTAATTATTTTTTCCATTCCAACTAACTCCTTGAATTCCTTAAACCCATATGCTGTAGCAATAGCATTTGGATTCTTCGGATTACTCGCTGCGGTATAACCCACAAGACGAGTAGCCGGCAAAAGAATTCTAACAAGGTTGTCTCCAACCCAATCGAAGTCAGTTGTCATAAACCCGTCAGTATCATAGGTTATGGAAAATGAATCAAGATCTCCTTCTTGAAAATCTCGGATAATTCTTGGAGTTGCAGGATCATCTTTTAATAATTTTGTATCAACATATAATCCATATTCTCCATCAGTTAATGTAATCACCCTTACAGGAGTATTTTCAACATCAGCTTCACCAAAATATTCAGGGGCATAAGGATGCCCTTCACTATGGTGTACACCCATAACTCGAGCTTCTTTATTAGAATTCATCTGTACAGCAAAGCTCTCTAAAGTTTCTTTAGGAATCATATCAGAAATATCAATCCCTTCCTCTTTATCTAAATCATCAATATGTGTTGTTGCAATTAATCCTTCAATATGAAAACAACCTTCTAATTCTTTTACTTCTACTCCAATAATATTACATTGAAATTCTTTTTTTTCTTTCCCTTTTGGAAAAGGTTTTGTATCATCATAACCTTTTTTATTTAACCAAGCATAATAAAGACTATCCCCCTTCTTTCCATATTGTTTAACAAATCTTGCATGTATTTTTATAAAGTCTGGATGTTTTGGCATTTTAATTTCAAGGATTTATTTTCTTGCCTCCTGCATTTTGTTGATTTTTGTTCTGAGTATCTTGTTTCTTTTTTGCTTTATTTTTTGCATCTTGATTTTTCATTACATTATCATTAGTATTTAAATTTTGCATAAGCATATTTGATTTCATTTCTTCTTCATCTCTTTGTTTTTTTTGCATCTGAGCATCTTTAATTATTTCTTGCTCAATCTTTAAATAATTTCCTGCTTCTTCAATAGTCCATAAACCAAGCCTTAATCTTTGTTCAGCAACAGAAGTCATTTGCATTGCATTTTGAGTTTCTCTAACTTCATCCTGAAGATAACCTCTTCTAAATTTCATCTCCACCCCAAAATGAGGAATCCATAGATCACGATTAAAAGTTGATTCAAGTTTACTTTGCCAAACACTTATCTTTCTCCAATAACCAGTATCCGCAAGTCCTCCAGAATCTCCTCCAGCAGCTGCCTTTCCAACCAAAAAAGGAATTCTATTTACAGGAACTCCATACATCATTGCAAGAACACTTGTAAGGTATAATCCTAAATCTTTATTTTCCATCTGATGTTCTATTTCCATTAATTTCTCAATTGTTAAATCCCCGGTGAAAACAAGATTTCCATGTTTGTTTTGAATCTTTTTATATTTTGTAAGAGTATCAATTAAATATTTATGATTTTTGCTTCCTGCAAGTTCTTTAGGCAAAATAAAAACATTGTCTGGCTTTCCACCATTTTCAAAAAAAGAAACATAATTTTGAGTGATCAACCAAAGCAAATAAATCTCAGAAAGGATAGCTTCCATTGGAGGAAAAGGAAAAACTTTTCCATCAAAAGGCATTAATTTAAAAACAAGAATTTCATCAGGAGAAAATTCTCTTGTATTAACTCCAACTCTTTGTATATATTTTAAAACTTCATATTCATTAGTATGGATTGACATTGTACTTGCAGCAACATGCCTCAACTTCTTAACCATTTTTTCAGGGCTATCTTTTCTAATCAATTTCACCATATGATCTGCTTTAAATTCTAATTCTTCAGCCTTGAGTTCTGGCATCGTTTCTCTTATTGCAAGTTGACAAAATTCTTTTAATTGAGTCTCATCAATTTTTCCAAGCCAATTATAACCAATCCCATTAATCAGCATATCATAAATTGTTTCTTCGGTAACATCCATCCCTTGATTTAGTTCCCAAAATGATTTAGCTTTCAACACCCTATTTCTCCCAGAGGATTTATCAAGAGGATTAAAATCAACCTGATCACTTATCATATCAGTAGCAATGATTCCTAAAAAACCCATGAGTTGAGGAGATCTCCTCGCCCATTTTACAAATGTCTTAAAACTATTATCTTGAGCATAAGGATTGAATTCTGAGAAACGTTCAATGAAAAGAGAATTTAAAAGTGGAAGATGTCTTGAACTTTGGAAGTCATTTGTCCTTTTTAGGTATTGTTGAATTTGAACCATCTTTTTTTAATCTCCAATAAATACTCAACAATTGTTTCATCGCAAATCCCCACGCCAACATTGTGATCAGGTTAAATTTCCACCCTATTAAAGCCCATACAACAAAGTTGATTACAAACCCCTCGATTAAGGCTTCTACAACCCACATTAATGTATCATTTCTTATTGCTCTAAAATCAACTTCTTGAACCCATAATGATGGTTTTTGAATGATTTTATTGCAAGTGGTCTTTAACACAATGAACTTATCATTGATGTACTTACTAATCTTAAACCGAGGATTATATTTAAACTTTTCGGTATCGTGAGATTCTAAAGGAACAAAAGAAGCTTGTCTAATCCTTTGATGAATCGACGAACTCTGCTTTATTTCCTTTTTTATAGCTTTCATCATATGACTCCCTGATGATTTTTCCATCATAATAATCTTCTTCAAGGGCTAAAATATCTTTTTCTTTTAGTTTAAAATCCTTAAACAATTCTTGTTTTGCAAAATGTGCGTTCCTCATACTCATTATGGCTTGCATTTTTTGCAAAGCATACTCTGCCCTTAAAAACTCTTCAGATTTCAAACATCCGTCGATATCTTCCTGAATTTTCTTATTTTGAATTTGAACAGCAATCATATTACACCGAGCTAAAAAATATCTTGCATTGATTATATTTCTGATATAATCATTTTTTTTATTAGCCATCCTCATCTGTAATCCAAAAGCAATTTCTTTTCTTTCAGTTTCAGTTTTATCTTTTTTAACCATCTGCCTTAACCTCCTTACATTTATATTTAAATAAGCAATTGTCAGTTAACTCAAAAGGTTGTCCTGGAAGTTTAATAGTTTCTAAATCCAAAACAATACATAATGCAGGTTTTTTATCAGGATGACCTTTACAACGGAGATCTTCTGTCAAAAGTTTGCAATTATTAATATACATTACTTTTCTTCCAACAACAATTATTCTATCTTTTCTAAATCTTAAAACCCCTCTAAGATACTCAACGTCTCGAAGAGAATAATATCTATAGTCTGTAAATGGTTGTTTAACTTTTACTGTAATATATTTTCCAGGCCCTTCTAATTCTTTTGGATCAATATTTAAAAAAATAATCTTACAACATTCAGCTTTACAATGTTTATGCCAACTAATACAATCATGGCACTTAGCCGATTCAGCATATCTTTGTTTTTCTTCTTCACTTATCATATTATTGTTGCAGATATTGGGAGATTTTCCGGTTGGATAATCAAACTACAAACTCCTGCAAGAGCGTCTGGAAAATCATCTCTATCTTTTTCATTTTCGTGATGAACCTTCAAATGTCCTCTTGGGGATCTCTCAAATCTTAGCATGCTTAATTGTTTATCACATTCCTTAACATAAGGAATTTTGATTCTTTTTTGTTCTGCAAGTAATTTAAAAAGGGTATAAATCCTTGATTTATTTTCAAGAGAGAATTCAACAGGCATAGCCATTATACCAAGTTGTTCAACTCTCCTAGTAAAATCTTCAAGACCTCTTCCAACCCCAGTATTATCCCAACCAACCATTGCAACCTTTTCAGGCCCTACTTCCTTAATAAGATTTTTTAAATCTTCATCAATAATCTTTGTATAAGACGTGCCTGAAGGGTACTCTAACATCTCATAAACATAAACTTCATCAGCCCAATCCTCACTATTAGACTTATTCGGTGTGGCGATTATCCTGACAGTTCTATCTTTTACCTTAGCCCAATCAAAAAATATGTAAAGTTGTTTAGTGATCACTGATGGCAACATTGAGCTCCTTTCTTCTTGCATGTTCTTCCTTTCAAGTAGTGTTAAGAAACCACCTTCTGGAGATGTGAAGATAGCAAGAAGTGTTGAATCAATTTGTTCCCTTGTTAAACTCTTACATAATCTATCAAATTCCTCTTGAGTATTTGTTGGACAATCCAAATAATTAAATCTATACTTATGAAATTCATCATCATTCCACAATTCCCATCCAATTCCTTGCTGACCATTAGGATTTCCAAAAACCATAATCTGCCCTTTTGTTGTATAAGTTCTAGGCTGAAGGATCTGTTTAAAGAAATATTCTCCATTTTCATAAAAAGGCAATTCATCAGGAAGCAATAAATCAACAGCATATCCTAAAGCAGCTTCTGTTGCAGGAACACAAATAATTCTGCTTTGTGTAAGTTCTCTCAATTCAGTAAAAGTTTTATCTAATTTTTCATCATAAACTTCAACCTCTTCAAAATGCTTAAAATAAATCTCAGTTTTTGTTTCAGAATCTCCAACATCATATTTATAATCTAATCGAGAATTTTGTAAAAATTGTTTAATTTGTCTAAGAAGATCCTTTGATTGAGGAAGGGTTTTTGAAGTCATTAAAACAGTCTTTCCAGGATTAAGAAGTGCAAAAGTAAGTGCTTTAATACAAAGACCAATTGATTTTCCTATTTGATTTGCAGCAGCAAAAAAAACTCTTTTATGATTATCATTAAGGATTGCATCTTGATAAGGATAACATTTAAACCTTTTTTTAGGGTGTTTTGGATCTCTAAAAAAAGCATAAGCATAGATTGTTGGATCTAACAATAAAGTATAAACTTCCTTTTGTTTTTTAGAGTCTCCCGACTCTAGCCACCCTTCTTCCATGATTTTATCCCATTTTTCAAACTTGGCAGCAGTTGCTTTTTCCATCTCTGGTGTCACACCATCAATTAGTATTTTCATGTTAATCTTTCATTGCTTCACGCATCTTTGTTGCAATTTGACTATGCGTTACTTTATGCAAATGCAAACTCACACTTTTATCCCCATGCAATGCTTTTTGGATTTTTTCCAAAATATTGTTGTAGGACTCCACCCATCTTCTTGTGTGATCACTCAAGAAACCCTTACTGCTCATTTCTTCTTGAATCCTTTTATCCAAAAAGCTTTTGATCTTAACAGCAAGATGTTGCTGGGCCAGGACTGGATTTTGCATTTCTTCAAGTAGCTTTGCAAACTCACTTTCAGTAAGTTCTTTAGTTGCATCCTCAATTTTTTCGGGATGCAATGCTGCTGCTCTATCAAATTCTCTTTGACTTATTTCATCCATTGTTTTTCCTCAAATTTAATTATCTTTATACAAAATTACTGCGTCAGGCGCGCAATCTTGTATAGATTCTATTCCAATAATAGCATTTCTCCGTGAAACATAAGCTTCACTTGATGCAATTATTTTTCCATTTCTTGCTCTCAATCGAAATCTCCATTGTTTTTTCCGATCCTTGAACACTTCAAATGTTGGTATCATTCTTTTCCTCCTGTTCATTTATTTTATCTTCATCTCTAAAGACTAGGATACTTTTGCCAACTCTCACTTTTTGGATTTCCATAGATAATTCAACCCCTTTCTCCCATTCCAACTCTTCAATGATTTCAAGAGGGATGTTGACACTATAAACAACACTTCCATTAGATCTCTTAATTTTTTGTAATTTTGCCATTATTTTTTTATCCCGAGCTCATCCATCCTTTGAACAAACCACATGCACATTTTATCTCTTAAATCATCTCGATTCTTGCACCAAATAAATTCAATAGGATATCTGCTTGTAAAAGTCTTGACAACTTTTGCTAAAACGGCTGGCTTAACTTTTAATCTACATCCTCCTAAAAATCTTTTTGCAATAAAGGTTTTTTCAGTACATTCAACAAAAACAGCAAAAGAAAGATCTTTTTCTATTGCTCGCTGAATTTCTGCAGCAAACCTATTGTGATTTTGAATCAAGCTCCCATAAAGATCAATTGGAGATTTTCTTTCAGCGTGAGCTTTGTTTAAAAGAGAAACAGTTGTGTAATCTCCTTCATCTAATTTCTGAATTTTTACCTTGAATCTTTTTGGA